TGACGTGCATTAAATATGAAATTATTAATTGATTGCGACTACATAGTATATAAATGCTGTGCAGCCGCCGAAACCGAAATGGATTTTGGTGATGACGTTATTGTTGTTACTTCTAATTTCTCAGATGCAATGAAATGTGTTAAGAGAGATTTAGATAGAGTCCAAAAAGATCTTGGTTCGTTTGACGATGAAATGATCTTGTTTTTTACAAGTCCTCATAATTTTAGGAAAAAAATTCTGCCCGAATATAAGGGTCATCGACAACGGAAAAAGCCCTGTGGATTTAAAAGGGTGATAGAGGAATTAAAGAAAGAATACAAAGTTATTCTCAAGGACACACTTGAAGCCGATGACAGTCTCGGAATTTACGCTACAAAATATCCCGGAAACATTATTGTCTCTCCTGATAAAGACATGAGACAGATTCCCGGTAAATTGTATGACTTCAAAGAAACAGTTGACATTACCCCAGAAGAAGGAGCTAAATGGCACTTGATTCAAGCACTCTCAGGCGATAACACTGATGGATACGCAGGCGTTCCTGGGATTGGAGTTAAAAAAGCTGAAAAGATATTTGAAGAGAAAGGATATACATGGAAAGCAGTCGTTGAAACATTTGTAGACAAAGAAATGACTGAACAAGATGCCCTTGTCAATGCAAGGCTCGCAAGAATACTACAAACAAGTGATTACGATCACGAAAAAAAAGAACCTATACTTTGGACACCACCAAGTGACTACAGAATTACCAAACAAAATAGCTAGGACTGGTCGAGTCCAAGCATGGATTGATAATCCAACAGACCGTCTACCCGTAAGCTGCACAATTTTTAACGTGCAGGATAGCATGGAAGGAAGTGATGGCATCGAAGCGAGCTGGAGATTTGTATCGCATGCTCTTAGATATGGAGCAGGCGTCGCAGTCCACTTGTCGGACATTAGACCAAAAGGAACAACAACAAATAAAGGACCTGATAGCCTCGTTGCATCAGGACCTGTCTCATTCGGAAAAATCTACAGTACATTAAATGAAATTCTTAGACGTGGGGGCACGTTCCGCAACGGTGCTTGCGTCCTCCATCTTGATATTAATCACCCCGATATTCTTGAGTTCGTGCAAGTCGAAAGGCACGAGCTCCCATGGGTCAAACGATGTGTTGACCTTACCCAAATCCTCTGGGATACTTCAGAAGCTTCAACAAAGGAAGCAATTATTAGAGGCATTGCAAGAGGAGACATTTGGCTCAACAAAATAAAATATGACAAAAACTCTGAACGAATTCGCTCGAATGTCTGCTTGGAAGTTTACCTGCGTTCACGCGGAACTTGCCTGCTCCAGCATTGCAATCTCGGTGCCTGTCGTATCGGCGACGTACGGGAAGCTTTCCGTGAAGGCATGTCCGAGCTGTGCGATCTTCATGGCAGAACAGGTGTTGGAAGGACTGGCGAATACCTACCCCCGGAACAAGACAGACAAGTCGGGTTCGGAATGCTCGGACTTTCCAACTTCCTAGCCAATAACAATATTACATATGCCGAGTTTGGTAAGGCTCTTAAAGCGACGAATAACGCTGAGCCTTACGAAGGTTACGCGGGATTAGCTGCACGTGAGCTCTTCCTCGGCATACAAGGGGCAGCTAACATAGCAAGAGAGAACAACATGGAACGGGCATTCGCGATAGCCCCTACTGCCAGTTGTTCTTACAGGAGTAGAGATTTAAAAGGCTTTACTTCAACACCAGAGATTGCTCCTCCTATCAGCCGTGTGGTTGACAGGGATTCAGGAGAATTTGGTGTGGAACAGGTAAAATATGGCGACGTCGAAATTGCATCCGAGGTTGGATGGATTAATTATAAAAGAGTGGCAGATCAGATAATGATTATGCTTGACAGAACAGGATTGCTTCATGGCTATAGCTTCAACTCTTGGAGCGACATGGTGACATACGATGAAGCATTTATAGAAGAGTGGTTAAAATCACCACAGACTTCTCTTTACTACAGCTTACAGGTAATGAGTGATACACAGGATAAGACTGATGCTTACGCAGCATTAGGAGATACTGAAGTTCAAGATTACTTAGGAAGTTTGTTTAGTGAAGAACCAGCTATGAAAATTGAATGCGACTGCGAGCAATGAATCCCTATTTAAAATTATTATCCAGAAAAAGAACTTGGACACCAGTACAGACATCTAAAGGAAAACTAAAAGAAGGTGCAGAAGAAACCATCTACCGTGCTCTTGCAATACGCCATATGGAGTTACCAGTTGGCGAGTTTATTACAGACGCACTTGATAAAGACGTTCCCATCACTGCTAGAGCACTTCTAGAATCAAACGTTCAAGACGAGATCAAACATGATCTTGCTCTTGGTTACATCACCAACGCACTAGGCGTAGATGAAAAAGCCGAAGCCGAAGCATTGCGCTTACGTGCAGCATGGGAACAACATCCTGACCACACATTATGTAAGGCGTTAGTAGCAGAAAGAGCAATCTTTTTTGTATTACTACCGTTCTTTAGATTTTGTGGAGACGCAGGATTAAGAACAGTATCAGCAGATATTTCTAGAGACGAGCAAGTGCATGTAGCAACTAACAGTTTGGTATGTGCTGAGCTAGGTCTCACACCTAGTAGATCTCTTGACCTTCTAAGAAAGGCAACTATCAACTGGGTAATGGAACCTTTGAAAAGAAATGACGATAGATATTTAGACAAAAAATTTTGGTTGGATGCCAGCGACAGATTAATGTACGAAGGCAAAGCACCAGAATTTTCTCAGACCAAGGCAGCTAGAATGCCTGCATTTTTTGAACACTCAAATGTCAATCTCCCTCAATACTCTTAAGCTTCATAACGAAAGACTTAAAGACTTGATACAGAAGTTAGATGATAACTTCGGGTGGGAGCCAGTTCACCCAAAAGAATCAATCGAATCAATTATGTATAGATCTGGTCAAGCCAGTGTAATTGATTATATAAAATCCATAGAAGAGGACGAAATCTAATGTGTATATTTGGAGGCGGAGGATCCGCACCCCCACCACAACCATTACCACCAGCTCCACCACCACCATTACCTCCAACACCTACGGCACCACCTCCTGATCCAGTGATTAAAGATGTGAACCCACAGGTAAGAAGAGCTAAAGATGACCGTGGTAATAAAACTAAGAACCAGTACTCAAAAGGTACAGGTGATTTAAGAATTAAACTAAAACCAAAAGTAAATACAGGTATGACTGGACAAGGCGGTTCAGGGGGACTTAACTAATGTTAGCCCGTGAGAAATACAATCAACTGGTAACAGATCGACGACAATTCCTAGACAAAGCCGTTGATTGTTCAGAACTCACGTTACCTTATTTAATTCAAGACGATACATCTTCAAGACCAACACACGAGACTCTCAATATTCCGTGGCAATCAGTTGGAGCTAAATGTGTAGTAGGACTTGCAGCAAAATTAATGCTTGCAATCCTACCACCACAAAGCTCCTTCTTTAAATTTCAGGTAAGAGAGGATAAGTTAGGTGAAGAGATGCCGCCTGAAGCAATGTCAGAACTTGAATTATCTTTATCCAAGATGGAACGAATGGTCATGGACTATATCGCTGCATCAAATGATAGAGTAGTTATACACCAAGCACTTAAACATTTAATTGTTGGTGGTAATGCTTTATTATTTATGAGTAAAGATGGTATTAAGAACTATCCGCTTAACAGGTACGTCGTCAACAGAGACGGAAATGGTAACGTCCTAGAAATAGTTACAAAGGAATTGATAAATCGCGATGTACTCGGTTTCGATCTTCCAAAGAAGGAACCCAACACAGTCGTTGATAAAACAAATGGTAATCATGCTGATGATGTCGAAGTTTACACGTGCGTGAAACTAGATAACGGCAGATGGGTATGGTACCAAGAAGTAGAAGACATGATAATCCCGGGATCACGTAGTACAGCTCCTAAGAATGCAAGCCCTTGGCTCGTATTAACCTTTAATTCGGTGGACGGAGAACAGTATGGACGTGGTAGAGTAGAAGAGTTCCTTGGTGATCTTAAATCTCTCGAAGGATTATCACAAGCCCTAGTGGAGGGCGCGGCTGCCGCCAGTAAAGTAATCTTTCTGGTCAGTCCCTCTTCAACTACGAAGCCAGCGACTATCGCAAAGGCTGGAAATGGAGCCATTGTGCAGGGCAGAGCAGAAGACGTACAAGTTGTACAGGTAGGTAAAACTGCTGACTTCTCAACGGCTGCACAGATGTCTCAAACTATAGAGAGAAGATTGCTTGAAGCTTTCCTAGTTATGAATGTTAGGAATGCAGAAAGAGTAACAGCAGAAGAAGTTAGATTAACACAGTTAGAACTAGAGCAACAGCTCGGCGGCATCTTCAGTTTGTTAACCGTATCTTTCCTTATACCTTATCTAGATAGAACTCTATTAGTTTTACAGAGAAGTAACGAACTACCTAAGTTACCTAAAGAAGTTATTAGACCAGCTATTGTAGCCGGTGTAAATGCTTTAGGTCGTGGTCAAGACAGAGAAGCTTTAACAATGTTCGTGCAAACTATTGCACAGACATTAGGACCAGAATCATTAATGAAATTCATTAACCCACTGGAAGCTATTAAACGTCTAGCTGCTGCACAAGGTATTGATGTATTAAATCTAGTTAAGACTCAAGAGCAACTAGGTGAAGAGAAAGAAGAGATGATGCAACAGCAACAACAACAAACACTGTTGAATCAAGCTGGTCAGTTTGCTAATTCAAAGTTAGCTGATACAGAAAACATGCAAGGCATGATGCAACAACCACCACAACCTGAATAATGGCAGAAACTTTATCATATGATAATACTCCTGATGCAGAGGTCTTAACCGCAGAGGAACAAGACTCTCTACAAGTAGGAGAAAAGCTAGTAGCAGAACAAGAACAATTACTAGCTGGTAAATACTCAAGTGCTGAAGAATTAGAATCAGCTTACTTATCATTACAAAAGAAATTTGGACAAACAGAAGAAGAAGAAACAGACTACGAAGAAAGTGACGAAGGATATGCAGAAGAAGAAGAAAGCGATGAAGAGGTATCTGATGATGCTCCTGCGGTCAGTTTAATAAACGAAGCTTCAGAAGAGTATTATGCTAACGATGGAACATTAAGTGACGAAACTATTGAAAGGTTTACTGAAATGAGTAGCCAAGATTTAGTAGCAGCTTACTTAGAAATCCAAGCTAACAATCCTCAAGCTGCTCAACAATCAGTTGAGCTGTCTGAAGCACAAGTAAACAGTGTTCAGAACTCAGCCGGTGGAGAAGCTAACTACAACAGAATTGTAGAATGGGCTGCTAGTAATCTTCCTGACAATCAGATCGACGCATTTGATTCTGTAGTTGACTCAGGTAATCCGGCGGCTATTGGCATAGCTTTCCAAGGGTTACAATCTCAATACAATGAAGCCAATGGTTACGAAGGTAGGATGCTGCAAGGCAGAGCACCTTCTTCCTCTGGTGAAGTATTTAGATCTCAAGCAGAACTTGTCGCAGCGATGGGAGATCCACGCTATGATACAGATGAGGCATACAGAAATGACATCCTCACAAGACTAGATAACTCAGACTTACAGTTCTAAATACATAGCGGCGACCCGAATCGTATCGTCCTCGCCATATATGTATAC